ATCCATCTATAAATGGACTACCGTTACTAAAAGAATAAAATGCCTTAGAATTGGACAACATTCTAGCATAGTCTGAATTTGTGGGATTAGCTAATAAAGCTGTAGCAAATCTAGATTTTGTTAAAGCTATATCTCTTTTATCTATAGTATGCCACTGATTGTACCAATATGCTGTCTCGTCTGTACCTGGTTCTCTATATAATGCAAAGCAAGGAGTGCTCGCAACACCATAATTGCCTAATAACGTATTTGCGGCGGGTGATGCAAAAAACACATTAGCAATAAATTGTCCGTCTGCAACAGATATACCGTATGTTGTACTCCATGCGGCCCATGTTGCTGGCGCTTCAAGTACGGGAGAATAATAATGGTAAAATAATTTAAATTGTGTTTTTGCATTACCTAATGAACTATCATACTCTAAATTTTTAAATAGTATTGTTCCCACCTTTGTATTTGCAGAATTTGCTGAGGTTGGATTTGTAACATTATGTAATTCTAAAAACATCTCTCCTTGTACTTTAGTTTGTACAATTGGTAATTGCATATTACTACCACCATAATTAAGATCAGTTATTTTAATATAGTTACCCTGAGACGTAGTAATATTATAACCTGTTTTAGTATCAGTTGCAGTTAGTTTAGGTAAAGATATTTCTGTACCCGATATAGTACTTACCTCGCGTCCTGCAACATATGCTCTACCGCTGGATACATTAAACAATAGAGTATCATCTACAGCAGATCCTGTAGGTGTAATGGTGAATGGTTTAACTATATAATTTCCGGATTCATCAAATGTTCTTTGTTCTATTTGTTGTTGTATTTGGCTAGATACCGTTGTTTCTGGTACATATTCAATTAATCCTTTATTAAAAACAAGCACAGGTATAATTATTTGTTCTGTGTCTGCTTTCCTATTAATATCCATATCAAAACTTGTTAGGGATAAATCAATTTTTAGTCTATCCGCGCCTGTTGCAAAATAATTAGAACTACCTAAAGCAGGATCCAATAAAGATGCATCATCCTCGCTTGTAATTATTTGTTCCGTAACAAATAGGCCAATAACTCTAGATGGAAAGGATGTATTTTTATCCGGAACAACTTTTTGTCTAGGGCATTTAACTAAAAATCCATTTTTATAAAAATAAGTTTCATCCTGTGTTACTATTGATGACGGGCAAGTTGATAATTTAGTAAATTGGATATTTTCGCCAGAAAATGCTGTTGCTGGCGCTTCGCTTATAGCATATTGTGTTTGATTAATTATTTCAGTTACATAAATTGTTTTAGTTATATTTGGATGTACTACTAAATCTCCCACTTCAATAGATGTACTGGCTGTGGATATATTAATTATTTTAGAAAAAGGAGTACATGTACCTAACACATTTTTAACAATATTATTTTCTACAATAGAAACCAAAGATGTAGTTGTACCATTTAATGCCTGAGAATAAGTATTATGAAAATATAAGGTATCGCCTTCCGCAAATATTCCATTATTTGTAGTATTATATCTTTTTAAACTTATAACAACGGATGGTTGGTCACCTATTACAGGATCATCCTTTTCATATACAAATTCAACATAACCGACAATTTCGGAATTCAAACTTGTAACATACTTTCCTAAACAATCGTCTAATGTTATAGGTTGTCCTATGGTATTTTTACCTGTTATCCTCACGGTACGTACATCTAAATTTACGCTTGGTTTAGAACCTGTTACTTTTTGTCCGTCGCTAAAAAGATAATCACCTACTCTTTTAATTTGATTCTGTAATATGGTTTGAGATTGCGTCAATTCTCGAGATTGAACAGCCACTCCCGGTTTAAACAATACTCGGTGAAAGTTTTTATCTTCAGAATAATCATCAAAGTACGGAGTAACTTTAGTTGCCTCAGGTGTAGCTGAAGCAGTTGCTAAATTAAATGTTGCGGTCGTTGCCATTCGTTTTCCTTAAAATTCTATTACAAGATGTAAATTATCTGTCTGTTCTGTTGTTCTAGTTATAGGAGACTTATTTTCTATGTAAAGAATATCGCCTTTGTTTTTCATTACTTCGGGATACAATAAATTTGAAACTGTTGCTATTGCCCCTGAAGTTTTTCCTATAATAGTTTCACCCGGAATAAAACTATTATAATTACTTGTTAAATCAAAATTTTGAATAAATTTAACATAACCATTTCCCCCAGTTATATTAGATACAACCACAAAAGCATTTGCGCTACTAAGTCCGCCTTGTACATATTCATACTGACTAAAATTATTAGATGCAGATCTTAGTGTTATTCCGGTTAATGCATTTAGTGTAGTTGATGTGGAGATTAATCCATTTGCATTTATTGGGTTCTTTACAATTCCCAATATACGATAAGAAAAGCTTCCAGGAAAATCTCCAAATCCTTCGGTATAAGTTGTCTTACAATTTATCATTAAAAGACTTGCGTTTAATTCTAAAACAGGATCATACCCATGTCCGTTTTGAGGGCTTATTACTGGTTGTATGTTTGCATATCTTCCGCTACCTGTACTATCCACTAATCTTGCAGTAGCATACCTATAATTTATTCCAGTATTAAAGTAAACAATATCATATAATACACCTAAATCTATTTTAGGAGAGGCTGATGCAGATGATCCATCGCCGTCAATTACTATAGTAGAGGTAGAGTCGTAACTAAATCCAGTATTCAATATTTTTATATTTTCAATTCCTCCCGGATTTGCGCTTGCAATTACAAGATCATTTGATAATACTGGCATCCATTTATTAGTTAAGAATTTTAATCTATCACCTATGCCGATAGAATACATATATTTCCAACGATATCCATCGGACAAAGTTACTATATCTAAATTACTACCCGTGGGCTCAATTAAGGATTGTTGCTCATTATTATTGTGTATACACTTATATACATCGAATTCTGAATTTATAACGTAAAACGGTTTACTAAAAAGATCCGGATCTAAATTATCATATGCCGCGTATGTGGCAAATTTTTCCCAATTTATTCTTTTAACGACATGTGCAATATCCGAAGGTACTATTCTTTTTAAACTTATCATTTCGTCCCAAGTTCTAGCAGTATCTAAAGAATAATCTGACGGAACGGGTGCAGTATTATCGTCTGACCAGGGAGATGGCTTAGATAAAAATAAGTATAAAGAATTTCCCGAAGTCAAAGACACTTCGTTTTTAAAATTCTTAGCATTATCTATTCTTAATTTATTGGTTACTATATTAGGCATTTATTATTTATTGTGGATTAGTTTGTAAAGAGATAATATCTATTACTAGAGGGTACGTACCTGTAGCATTGCTAAAAGTAACATTGCTAACATTAAAGAATCCAAGCGTACTATCTATTGTAGTTGTAGAAAAAGTAAAAATTTCAGAATTGCCTGTGGAACTCACACTAACATTACTTATGTAATTCGGATCCGTCTCATTATTTATTTCACTAAATAAAGCAAATCCTGCAGGATGTAATACTGTTTTAACAGATTCTTTCCATTTATCTATTGATATTGCCGAACGTATTACATAAGAAAAAGGTTGATATAATACTAACGATTGTTCTGTAGCATCCAACGATTTGCCTTGTAATACCATAGCATCAGATATTTGTCCAGTTGTATCTATCCAATATCCTGGCTTATTTGTTAATGCTCCCACATTTGCTTGTATTATAGCTTTTTCTAAAAAGGACAATGTCACATTTCCAGATGTTATTTGATCTGGTCGTATTAGAATGTTACCAGAATCAAGTATACTTATCAACGGAGAAGTAACTGGGGAATATAAGCCGTCAGTAGAGGTTGCCGTAAAATAAAAATATTCAGTAGGTTCGTATATACGGTCATCTAATATATTAAAAGTTACACTTGAAACATTAGATGACCCTACCATAGCTAAAGGGTCAAATTTGCCAAAAAACGATGTTAAATTACTAAAATCGTTTAATTTTGGAGCGATTAGTTCGCCCGTCGCTAAATTATACGGTTTAGGTATTATTTGATAGGATATATTGGATCCTGCTGGAACATTAATACCTTCTACGGTAAACGTTATACTTTCACCTTCTTTTACTTTTGTTTTATTTGTTGTTATTATGAGATATCCAGAACTAGCAGTAGATGTATCTATTAGAGTTGCTGTTCCGCTTATTTCCAGAGAATATGAACCTGATGGAAATATAAGCATTGCTATATTTTGTGGTCCTTCAGTTAAAAAATCCTCCAGTATTTGTAATCTAACTGTTGCCACAGTGTCATAACTAGAATTGGCGGTAAAAATTAAATTACCTGTTAATGATGAGTTATACACATCTGCAGCTTCTATACCAAATATTTGATAAGGAACAAATGTACCAGCTGCAATATCCTGGCCTCTTACAGTAAAGATTACCTCCGCCCCTTCATTCACATTTGGGGAAGCTACAGTTATGTAAAATTTTGCTATTGCATTAGATGGAATAGAGGTATCTAATACTGTAATACCTATACTTTCTGTTCTACCAGGACCGGTCAATCTAAGTATAAAAGATTCTATTCCTTCTGTTTTCAAATCTTGGGCAGGCGTTAGTGTAATAGTACCAATACCCCCGCGTATAATAAAATTACCCGTAAGACCAGTTAAACTTAAAAAATCGAAAGAGGTAATACCTGTGCCTGATATAACAAATGGTACAAGTGTTCCGTCGGGTAACCCCGTATTACTTAAAGTAATAACTACAGGAGATCCTTCTGTAACTGTTGCATTACTATAACTTAAAGAATATGCCATTTAAATTCCGGGATATGTAAATCTTATTGAACGGACATTTGGTATAGATGTTACTATAATATTTTGAGAAGTATTATTAACAGGACTTAATACATTACCCGTATAACTAACAGCTACCTGAGTATTTTTCTTTATACCGTGTATATTAGGAAATTCTATAGTAACCACACCATTTACTATATTATAGGTACCTTGCAAATTTCCTGTAGGTAGACCAATATCAACTATAGTATTAATACTATAATCTATTCCCGAATTATCTATTTCTATAGAAGTTATAGAACCATATTGATTAACACCAGATATTTTTGCTTTTGCAAATATTCCGTTACCCAATGGATCAGATATAGTTGTAATAGGCGCACCCTTTTCATATCCTAATTTACCATCAATCACATCTATTTTAGATAAAACAGAATATGTTGTGGCAATTAAATTTGATGTATCTATCACATTATTTAACATTACAGATTTAGATGCTGTTATTTTTTCGTTAGGATAAAAATAATTAGTAATACTATTTGGATCTAATACTAACTCATATATTTCATACCCACCTATTATTATTTTTTGTACTTTATTTACTACAGCAGTTGCCTTAGATACCTCACCTACAACCAACGTATTCTCAAAATCAAATACATTTTGTAAAGGATCAATTTGTTTTACTTTTAAGGATTTTGGTAAATACCATTTGCCTGACGATGTTTTTAATACTATTTCGTAAGGATAGAAAAATTCTATAGTTTCTTTATATAAGATATTAAATAAAATGCGATATGCATCCTCGGTACCTTTTCTGCTATAAATGTCTCTAATTTTTTTAATTAAGAATGTATTGTCCGACAAGGAAGATTTAGTAATATCGTAAGCATAATTTTCAAAAAATTTGTCAATTAAAAAACTAGACGTTTGATCTATATCAGCATACTTGGTTATATTTTGTAATAATTCTTGAGCTTCATTTCTTTGTTCTAAAAATTCGTAATATGCTTTTATGAAAGTTATAAACATACCATAATCTGTTTGTACGAATTCTGGCAACTGTGTTTCTACTAACAAAGATAATCTATTTTTTATATTATTAAAAGGATTTTCCGCACCTGCTCCCTCGTATAATGTGTATACTAAAGGTTCCTTAATTTTACCATAATTACCAAAACTATCTGGCACATAAAATTCGCCATCTCTATAATAGAAAGTTATTACTTGATATATGCCTTTACCACCTTTTTCTATATCTGCTTGTATTGCCTCTTTCCTAGTTAAATATAAAGGATAAAACCAACCTGTTAGATCACCATTAGTTTGACCGGGTTTAGACTGACCATATATTTTTAATGGCCCGAGCAATGTTTCTAAACTAGGAAGTGTTTCGTATGCCATGTTATTCTGTTAGTATTGTGACCGTCAATCCGGATATTCGCTTGACATCTGTATTTGTTGCAGTATCATCTATTACTAATATCATATCATTTGTAGATGTTATATCCAATTCTTCTGCTTTTGCATATATTCGTATGTCCGAAGAATTTTCCACATATCCTGCTGGATTTAAGCTGCCAAATGATAAAGTTCCTGTAGAATAATTTACAGTACCAACACCGTTAACTAAAATTTGATTAGAATAAAAATCAACTAAATTTAAACTACTTGTAGTATTTGTGGATAACGTATCTTGAATATAAACTTTGTCTATAGTAACATTACCTGTAGTAGCCGTATCATAGAAAAATGCGGTAGATGCTATACTACCTGTAACTAATTTATTAGCAAATTTAATTACATTGCTACCAGCATATCCGTTTTCTGCGTTTATTATTGGTTGTATTCTTTTTTGTAGTTTTATGGTTAACACGCTACCTATAATAGATTGATTAATAGAATCTATTAACTTGGATAATTTAGAATAAATAAAATTTTTATTAAATTTTTGCAAATCTTGTTTAAAATAATCTTCAATAACCTGTTTGGTTAATAATTCTATTTGAGGAGCACTATATTTAGAATTCTTTGCTGCAAATTTAACCTTAGAATCTATGTTAATATAGAGATATTTTGGATCTACAAATTCTGGAATAACTGACATAACTTTTTTACTTGCTAAAATATTTTTAGTTATATTTGTTTTTACTGCATCGCTAATAACATATCCTTCATATGGTTTTAAAGATATCATAACTTTACCGTACATTGGCGGATCATTATCCTCGCCTCCCCATACAGATATAGATTCTACCAAAGGATAATTTGCTTCTATTATGGCTTTATAATCTGTAGCAGTTACCGCTCTATTGGTTGAAGATGCAAATCTTGGTGCTTTAAATTTTATTTCATCTATAGTATCTTTAACATCTCCACCCGAAGAATTTGTAGTTGCTGTTATACTATTTCCAAGTATTACACCGCCTATAGAAGCACCTAAAGAAAAGTTTTGAATAATTGTGCTTGATACGTTACAAATATCACCATTGCTAGATAAGTATTCTATTATTACTATATTACCTGGGCTTAATTTTTTACCTAAACTATCATCACCAAAAAATATTTCAAAATATCCGGAGGGATTTTCTTCTAGATAAAATATTTTAGATGTAGGAGTTATACCATATAAATCATTTGCAAGTGTATATTGTTCTGTTGTAGTATCCGTATAGGAATTCTGCACTGTTACTCGTATTGATGTAGTATCCACATTTACATTGGGGATAGTATATTTTTCGGATGGGCCAGACAAATCTACTCTATAAGAATATTGTAAAGGTTCCCCCTCTACTATTTCTATATCGGTAAAATTGTATAATCCATCTATTGGTTTAATTGTGATAGGATCTAAGTTCACAAAAGTATAATTTGTACCATTTATATCTGTAGTAAATCTAGAGTATCTAGGCAATGTTAAAGTAGTGGGATTATCTACAGGATCGGGCACGTTAAAAGACAACTTTGCTTTAGCACTTCTAAAGGACATTGGAGTATATCCTAAATGTTTTGCAATGGATACTGCCGATTGTCTTTTAACTGCAGAATCTAAAAACATTTCATTTGCAACCATATTAGCAAGATACGCATTATAATGTGTATTATATGATAGGAGATCTAGTAGTATAGACAAACTGGATGCGTCAAAATCATAATCTTTAAAAACAAGATTATTATCTTTATCTCTGTAGTTTGTTAAGAATTGTTTTAAATTATTTTTGATTCCATCAAAATCTAATTCTGATATTCTGTAATTTGCCATTATCTTACTCTACTTATTAGTGTTGAAATTGTAACAGGATTACTAGTATTTTTTAAAGCAAAAATAATATTAACAACCAAATCATTAGTGTCAGCTGATTCTTCTATTTGTACATCTATTAATCTAACACGAGGTTCATATTTTTCTATAGAATCAATTATTGTTCTCTCCATTGCGAGTTTGACTGCTGAGGAAAAATTTTCAAATAATAAGTAATGTACTTGTGTTCCTATTTCTGGATGAAAAGATCTTTCAAAGTTCTTAGTTCTAATTAAATGTTTAATCGCAGTTTTTACTGCATCCTCATCTGTTTTAAGATAAAGATCTTTAGTAAATGGATTAATCTTAAAGGATAAATCCAAATCTGTAAATTGTTTTATTTGTTTACTGGTTGCCATATTAGATATTTATTATGCTAAATTTACCAAAGATTTGGAAACAGGTGTGTGATTGGCAAATGTCTGCACTGGAGGTTTGGATGTGTTAACTATTGCCCCGTTTGCAGTTAAGAACGCAATGTGTATCCACGCCGATCTTAATTTATTATTTCCAGACTCAAACGCATATTCTAAAATAACTTGTCTATGAGGAATATTTTGTACTATCCACTGAGCTATGTCGCTGTAATCCTTAAATCTAGTATTTGTAAATTTTATATCTGCGGCCGCACCTAATCCATGGTCGCTTGTCTCAGCATTGCTTCCAGTGACTGTAGTTGTTACTGGTCTAAACACACTATTAATTTTCATATCAGGAAACTTTGCCTTAATAGGATCTAAACAATTTACAGTTAATTGTTTTAAGTTATATACTATTTGTTTTTCTGTCAATCCTCGTTGAGCAACTAAACCGCCATCCTTTAACATATCATCCAACGTAAATATTCTGTTATCTTTATTGGATAATATAAATGATCTTGGGAAGAATGTAAATTTATTAATATCTGCATCATTTACTTTTATTATGGGTGTAGCTGCAGAAAGTATTGCCTCACCCTCAACTACTTTAGGAACAATACTAGTGTTGATTAAACCTAGTTGTTCTAAGCTTAATTTATAGGCATCTGTTCCCTCATCCCCGGCATCATGGTAGAATGTTGCTTTGGATACTACCTCTCTTTGTAATAAAGGAATAGGTGTTTTATCTGGTGATTTTTTCTCAGGCAATTTATCTATTGGACGATCTATTTGCTGAATACTCACGGCACCTGATTGTTGTTTTACGGTAGCGCCTTCTATTAAAGTTTCCAATCCCCCGTTTATACTCATAGTAGATGCTCTACCGGATTCCATTAAGAAATCTCCGGAAGCTTTTTGAACAATATCTCCATCTTTGGAGTAAAAATTTATTCCTTTACCCTGCATACTAATGGGGCCCTCGGATACTAGACTAAAACTCTTGGCTGCGGTAACCCTTAAATTTTCGGATATGATACTTGTTTGGCCGGCACTTTGTACCAACGTATTTCCATGACTTGTTACTGCCAAGTCGCCCTCTACTTGAATTTTTGCGTCATCCTTAACTAATATACTAGTTTTGCCTTCAACCGTTATACATTGGGCACCCTTAACATATACTAGATTATTACGATCTATAACCTCATAGTTATCACCTACGGTTTTTCTCACCATTGATCCATTTACGTCAATCTCAATATATGTGCCTGTCTTATGAAATATATGTATTCTTTCTGCGCCCGGTGTGCTATCTAATTCTATTAAATGCCCGGCCTCAGTTTCTGTAACTTGATTATACGGGTATCCCGCACCATACGCAGAGTCGGGTTCGTTCCATGTTTGTTTACTATTAGCTAATTGAATATTGTCTATTTTCTTATTCTTTTTTACGTTAAAACTTTTATGTGTTACATCGCCGACTGCTAATTTATTGATATCACTAACACCCGTATAATCTGAGCTTGGATATTTTTTATTTGGATCTTGGAATCCTTTTATATTATTTAACGCAGAATTATTCAAAGCAGCATTGTTTATATTTGTATTATTTGTACTTGGTAAAAAATTACCTGCGGCGTCTAGTTTGTATTCAAAATCTCTTGCATTTCCGCCTAGAGCAGTATTAACGGCAACAAAATAATCCTTAGCTAATTTTCCATTAATATCTTTTTTATTTAATTTGTCTGCATTAGTTACACCCATTGCCAATGATGTGGCTAATAATCCAGCAACATCTTTTGGATCATCTTTATCTGAAATTTTCCCCATTCGTAATAGAGTATTATAATTAATTTTGGATGATGCAACAACTGCAGATTCTTGTATTGCAGTATCTTCTAAAAATTTTGTTTTACTTGTTATGCCATCCTTACCTGTCCAATTATTAGAATCAGCAGTCCATGTAGCTGAAACTATATCTTCCGGACATCTTTTAACATATCCCAAATCAATTAAAGCATTGACACTTAACTGATACTTACCTAAATCTCCTGCAGAACTTTCCTTAGCATAATTTCCACCTGATACTTTTTCAGAAAATGTTTTAAGAAATGTATTTAAATCTGTTTGTGTCAACGGACCTAAATTAGGTTGAGAATTTTTGTCAGTTTTTACTACATAGGTATTATCCTGATTAACCAAAGCTTCACCGCCGGAACTTTTAACAACATTGTTTATAGATTTATCCTGTGCTTGTCTAGCCAATGATGCTACAGACGGAGAGGGTTTGCCCGCAAGTGTTCCTATAATTAACGGGCGTTGCATCTCCGATCCATCCATAAACCAACCCACAACCCAAGTTCCTGGTACTATACCTACAGGTGCAGAACCTACTCCTGACGTTGCTGCAGATGTTATAGACTGCATAGGTAGGGCCCATGGTAAATCTGAGGTAGGCAATGCTGTAGTATCCGCAGTATGATGACCGAATACTCTTACTCGGCATCTTCCTAGTTTTTCTGGATCGTCTCTATCCTCAACAACCCCAGTCCACCAGACAAGCTCATTATTACCAAATATCATTTTCTAGCCTTGTTATATTCTGTCTTTGAAAAAGAATCCTTAACCACATTCATAGTAATATAATGTGTTTTTGGATTTATTTTATGAGATAAATTTGTTATTAGGTAATACCCTGTATATGCCTTATCTCGTTTTGAGGATGTTTTATCTTGTGATGTAGGTGCACCCGGTTCTCCCTTTGGAAAAATTATTTTTATAATATTTCCTACCTCTACATCCGTTCTTCCAGGAATTACAATTTCCATTTTAAAATTATTTAACTCTAGCAAATTTGATCTTCTATTGCCAAATGTAACCTTCGGTATTTGATCAAAATTATTTTCTACCTTAGTAAACAATTTAGGAGTACTATAATTAGTTTTTTGGTATGAGTACGGATTTCTTAATACATTCTTATCAAACATTGGATAAGAATCTTTACTATTTAGATGTGCGTATTTGTCAAATTCTACGGGATGCTCATATTCTTTTATCTCATATGTTTTATTATAAACATCGATATCTACTAAAGAACTTGCAAGATATCCTAGTCTGCTGTTGTCCAATTGATTTACTGTGGTTTCCACAGATAAAGATTTTATTGCATACATAGCTTTATATTTTTCATCCACCGATAAAGTTTTTATATATGCCTCAGAATAAACATACTCACCTATTGAGAATGCCTCTAAATTGGATAATATACTATCCATACTACCAAAATAAAATCCTTTAGTAGTTTCCCAGAATAAAAAATTTGCAGCTTTTCCTGCGGATGGTAAGCATTTTCCTGCTAACCAATTAATACATTGGATGGGTGTCCAGCCTGGACTAATAAATTTTAATATATTTTTTGGATATTCTAAAAACGTTAAAGTGGTCTTTATACTAGATCCTGTAATTATATTTCTATTAGCTTGTAGGTAATCTATAAAAATATCATTTATTACTTTTGACGGAGTTCCCTCAAAAGATTTATATATAGGATTTAACACATCATTGAATCCCTCAGTAGACATAATACCTAATTCATAAATTATTGTACTACCATCGTTCACATAATTTTTATTTTCTAAAGAATATATTCTAAAAGTTTTATATATACTATATTTGTCAGTTAAGCTAGGGGTCTTTACATTTATAAAAAGATATTCATCTCCTACCAAGGGAAAAAGTGAAGTTAAATTCCTGCTATCAGACAAAATTATTGATCCTGTAACAATAGGATCGAATACGCTTTCATAAAGATTAATTTCTACAAGATAATCTAAAAGACTTATACTTATACCTTTATTTAATGAAATTAACTTGATTTCATTTATTTCTATTTGCCCGGGGGCTTGTAATATTTCTTCGGACATTATTGATTTATTAATGCATTATAATCTGTAATGACACGGTCAACAATAGCTGCCTTTAAGATTTTAATCAATCTATAACTCTCATTAGTTAATTCCTCTACCTCATAATTACTTTGAAAATCTGTTCCTATTTCCGATTCTTTATATGCAATCGGTGTATTAATACCTCCATCATCGGGAGTTTCTATGATTAATCTTTTTGGATTTTTGTGTGTGGAGTCTTCCAATAAAACAAAGAATGTTTCAACCTGATATCCTTTTGCATTTACCGCTCTATTAGTGGTAAAAACATCTCTTTCGGTGCCATACTTACTTTGTGTTTGTTTTATTAAATTATCCTGACTAAGAGGCCATTCAAATCTAGGATCTATAATATTATTCGTCAGTAATATTAACCAATGCAAATTAGGTGTGCCATAAAATCTAAAAGATAATTGTTCGGGGGTTTCACCACCCAATACCTCGTAAGTTTCAAAATAGGAATTATTATCTTGAAATTCTTTAGATAAAATTGCTCTTTTAAATATATCTTGTATTACCTGTTCGGACTCATTATCATCTAAGGTATAAGCAATTCTCGGAAAATTCTCAAAAAAATTAGTAGCCATATTTTTGTATTCCTTCAGATGTCATCTGTTCTAATTCTTGAAACTTAAGAGACATTCCTATTTCAATAGGAGCACCATTAGGAAATGTTACAAATTGGTCCCCACCATAATCAACAATTAGATCTGTTAAGGCACATCTGGCAAATTTATGTAAATACTTATTTTCTTTATCTTTATAGTAATACTTTATATCAAATTCAGAAGGATATATGTAAAACAATTTTTTTGATTCAAGTTCTGGATGCATGTGTTTTTTAAATGTATCTATAATATTTCTTACTTTTTCAGTTTCATCCGGTGTTTTTGGTAAAAATCTATAATTAAATTGAAATGTTCTATAATTAACAGATTCAAATAAGACTTCTCTAAATGGATTTGTTTTTGTTCTAGAACTTAATTCTAATAGATCTGATATAATTCCTCCTCCAGATTTTAATGCAGGAATTTTGGCTACTTCTGCAAAAGCTCTTGACCGCATTTCGGGGTCCTTCATATTTTCAAACAAAGATTTGTTGGATCCTTGTATCAGCATACCTGCTATCGCGCCTATATCTTTATTGGTATAGTTTACACCGTACTGTACCACCGGTTTTTCTGATACATGTAGTGTGATTACATCCTTAAGTCTTGATGTACTGCCCGATTTAAATATGGAAAAATCTAATTCTTGTACTATTTCAGATATACCCGTAGCTAAAAATCCTGCCCCTGCAGCTGTTGCTAGAGTGCTTCTCCAATCTTTAATTTTAGAGCCGTTTCCTATTGATGCGCCTAACGCTACTAGCCCAGCAATTTTACCCGCATTTTCTAATAAGTTTTGTCCCCCTTCTTGTATATTATCTTGAGTTAGTCTAGATCCACTATTATTCAATGCATTTATTCTATCTTGTTCGGTTTTGCTAACATAATAGTTTACTCTTTCTTCGTTTTTTCCGCCAGTAGCTTTGTCTCTAGTATTAATAAAAAAGGCAACGTAGTTTTGTAAATCCGGTTTTGTGCGCAAACCATCTGGATACTCTAAAGTGTCGACAGTATACTCTTGTAGGGATTGATTTACAAACGTACGTTTTATAAAATCTTCCATCGCTTCGCTTCCGCGTACTAATGCCATATATTTCTTTATAAATATTGTTGGGACACTATTATTTATATTAAATGCTATATACCAAAACCTATAAGGGCAAGTTTAGAACCAAGAATCCTTCGAAATATAGAGGAGATGTGAATA